TAGTCCTATTTGCTTCCTTAGCAATCTGGTGAATGCAGCAAACTCATAATTTGCCTAAGGAGAGTTCGATCCTCTCAGGAAGCACCTAAGCGAGTGTGGCGGAATCGGTAGACGCACCAGACTTAAAATCTGTTGGGAGTTAATCCCGTGGGGGTTCAAGTCCCCCCACTCGCACTAAATACCTAAAAAAGAAGTATCATGAAGAACACTTTTGAAGTTGGTTCATCTTTTGTGTGGTACAACGACGAGAAAATTGTTGTAAAGATGTACTTCTTGAATGATATCCCTTTTACTTTTGATGAGATGCCAGATGGTCATCTATGGGACCAGGATTTAGTTAGAGAAGCAAACGGAAATAGAAGTTTTGAAGTAGAGGACGTTTATAGAGGTTCTAATTATCTTATCATGGAAGGATGCCATCCTTGCTTTGACAATATTGATATTTCTAACCCCGAAGTATTACCAGATGACCTTCTGTCATATTTTGATGAAGAAGATTTAAGGGGATAAATAAAACATAGAAATACAATGGTTGTCAGAATAAGATGCCACTCAATAAGTTAGAGAATTTTATCAAGAATACAGAAGGTCGTATTCTTTATGTAAATCCGAATGACCTTGATGCTACTGATGGTATCGAGAATGCGGGTAACTCCTTAACAAAACCCTTTAAAACTATTCAAAGGGCACTAATTGAATCCGCAAGATTTTCATATTTAAGGGGCGATAATAATGATATAACTGAAAAAACCACAATTCTTTTATATCCTGGGGAACACCTAATTGATAATAGACCTGGATATGCAATTAAAAGTGTTGGTGGCACCCCTACAACTGTATCTCCCAGTGGAGCAGAATCTTTTGCTGGTAGTGAATTAACACTAACACTAGATTCTAATTTTGATTTAACACAAGAAAATAATATTCTTCACAAGTTTAATAGTATTAATGGTGGTATTATTATACCTCGTGGTACCTCTATTGTTGGTCTTGACTTAAGAAAAACTAAGATTAGACCAAAGTATGTTCCAAACCCAACGGATGAAACTGTAAAATCCAGTGCTATTTTTAGAATTACTGGTGCCTGCTATTTCTGGCAATTCTCTATCTTTGATGGAGATGAGAGCGGAACTGTATATACCGATCCTGTTGATTTTTCTTCTAATAATCGTTCAAAACCAATATTCTCTCACCATAAACTCACTTGCTTTGAGTATGCTGATGGTGTCAATCTTCCAACTGGTTATGATCTGACAGATCTTGATATGTATTACGCTAAGTTGAGTAATGCATATAACAAAGCAGCTGGCAATAAAGATATTGATCAAAAATATCCAACACAACCAAATTCGTTTGCAAAACAAAGACCTGAATGGGAAATTGTTGGCGCATTTGCTGCTGACCCAATTACTATTTCGTCTATCATTTCTGGAGATGGTGCAACTCCTGGTAATGTGGTTACTGTTACTACATCAATTCCGCATGGATTCAGTGCTGGAACACCCGTCAAAATTCGTGGAATCAATGTAAGTGATTATAATATTTCCACGAAAGTTACGAAAATTATAAGTGATAAAGTATTCGCATATTCATTATCTAATGTAAGAGCGAACTTACCTGCTGGTCCTGGTGCTGGTCTTGCACCAGGTGCAAATGCAACTGCCACTATTGAAACTGATACCGTAACTGGTGCATCACCATATATCTTTAATATCTCCTTACGTTCTGTTTTTGGTATGCAGGGTATGCACGCCGATGGAAGCAAGGCAGATGGTTTCCGTTCAATGGTTGTTGCACAGTTTACTGCTGTATCTCTCCAAAAAGATGATCGGGCATTCGTTAAATATAATCCATCAAATCGGACTTTTGATAGTATTGGTATCACCAAAGTAACCGGTTCTAAACTTTCTTCAGAATCATCAGCAACTAACGATAAATTTGTTTATCACTTAGATTCTGATGCTGTTTATAGAGAAGGTTGGAAGACAACTCATATCAAGATGACCAACGATGCCGTTGTTCAGATTGTTTCAGTCTTTGCTATTGGATTCCACAAACACTTCGAAGCAGCAAGTGGTGGTGATGCATCCATTACCAACTCTAACTCCAACTTTGGTCAATTCTCATTGGCAGCAGACGGATTCAAGCCAGATGCATTTGATAAGGATGATAAGGGTTATGTAACTTCAATTGTTGCACCTAAAGCAATCTCTGGTGAGGAAATTAATGTTGAATGGGTTCAGTTTGATGTTGATAAAATTAAGAGTACATCAAATGAACATCTATATCTCTTAGGATATACTAACGAAGATATTCCACCCCCAGTAATTTCCCAAGGTTACAGAATTGGTGCAAGAGAAGGTGAAAGAATTTATCTAGATGCTGATGGTAATAGTGCTAGAGTCTTGATGACCAATGGTCCTATTACATCATCTAATCCTCAAGTTGATGGAACTGACTCCTCAGTTAAGCGTTATGATAATGTAACTCTTCAAAATAATGCAGAGGGAACAGTTTATACTGTTGGTTCTCACAACTTACAGAATGGTGAGTCAGTTAGAATTTTCAGTGAAACTGGTGACTTACCAGAGGGTCTTGAAGAAAATGTGGTCTATTTTGCGGTCACAAACGCTAAAAATACAAATCTTGACTCAACACAAATTCAACTTGCATCTTCAAGAACTAATGCAGAAGCATTAGATGAAGTTACTCTTGTAAATTATGGTGGAGAACAACTTAGAGTTGAAAGTAGGGTATCTGATAAAAAAGCAGGTGAACTTGGTCATCCACTCCAATTTGATCCTAATGTGGGACAATGGTGTATTCATACTGATGCGGACAGTGCTTTAGAAGCATATATTAAAACACTACAAGTTCCTGATACAGAAATTTCTTATTTTAAGAGAATAGAGGATGAGAGAAGTCTGGATGAGAAACTTTACAAGATTCGTTATGTTGTTCCAAAGAATCTTATTAACGGAAGAGATCCTATTCCAGGATTTGTTCTTCAAGACTCTAGTTCTACAAATGTAAGACAAGACTCCGACTTTAATGCTATTAGCATTGATACTAGTGACTATGATTTCAATCGTAATGTTAGATTCATTAGTTCTTGTACTTTTGACTCTGGTACATCTACAATAGAAATCAGATCAGAGAAACCACATGGATTGAAAGTCAACGATAAGATTTTCGTTGAGAACGTAACCAGTACAACTAATACACCTGGTACAAAGAATATTGGTTATAATGGCACATTTAGTGTTGAGACAGTAACTAACGATAAAGTATTTTCATTTGATAGCACTGATGTTTTTGGAACTTCTCATAATCCAGGAACAATTACAAATGATACTGATACTGCATCAAATCAACTTCCCAGATTTACAAGAAAAGATGTTAAGAAAAACTATTACATCTATCGTGTAGAGACAATCAAGAGTTATGTAAAAAATGTAGATGATGGCATTTATTATCTGTATGCGTTGAATGCTGATGCATCATTGCCACAAGAATTTGTTAATGATAAGTACAGTCAGAATGTAACAAACCTCTATCCACAGTTAGATAGAGATAACTTTGAGGATAATCCACCAGCAGCAAAAACCTTTGCTAAGAGATTTCCTCTTGGTGATGTTGTAACTAATGACCTGAAGAGAAGTCTCACTAGAGAGAATACTGATATGTTCTTAGACACCTTTGGTGTCGGATTTAAAATTAGCAGTATAAGTGGAACAACACCCGCAGAGACTTTAACATTTGATAGACAACATAATTTAAATAAACTTGTAAAATATAATAATCTTTCTGGCGGTAGTGGTCACGTTGATGGCACTTACAGAAATGTAAGATTGTTCAATGACAATTCTGCACCTGCTTCTGCTGTTTGGGATGGTGCAACTGCTGATGTTACTGTTAGTAGTGGTGCAGTCACCGCTGCCTCTATTGTAGAGGGTGGTTCTGGATATACTAGTGGTGAAACATTATATTTTGATAGTAGTCATATTGGTGGTGCACCTAATGCAAACGTAACTACTAATGTTGCTGGTATTTCAACAGCAGAGCATAACTATGTTCAAGTTACTGGTATTGGTACTACTGCTGGTGGATATTTCCGTGTCAATTCTACCATCAATAGCACGACAGCGGTTTCTATTGCTAAGACTGCTGGTGACCCAATATCTGCTAAGGGTCAGATTGTACTGAATCTTGGTATTGCAATGAAAGTAACTCAGGTGAGTTACACTGCGGCAACAGGTATTACTAGATTTACTACCGCCGCAGGTGGTGCTGAAGTAAGGCATGGACTCTTAAAAGGAAATAGCTTTAGAATCCTTGATAATCAAAATAATAATCTTGGTGATTTTACAGTTTCTGCCAAAATTAATCGCCAAGTATTTGAGGCAAAAACTGATAAGGAACTTTCCACAACTGATTTCTTCTATATTCTAAAGCATGGCATGTCTGCCAACGATGCATCAGCAGATGCATCTGGTGAAAACTTTGGTGCTAGAAACCTTGTATTCTATGATAATGAGCAGATTCAAATTACAAGTGATATTACAACAGAAGAACAATTCCAAATTTATCGTCCATCTCCAGCACCATATCTATTAGAAGATGTTCCTGTGAGATTCCCACTTGGATGTTATATTCAAGTAGATAATGAAATCATGAGAATTAGGAGCAATGCTCTTTCTGGAACAGGTACTGATGAAATTCAAGTCATTCGTGGTGCAATGGGTACGCTCATTGAATCACATGCTGAAAATTCAGTAGTTAAGAAGATTAAATTGCTTCCTATTGAATTCCATAGACCATCTATTCTTCGTGCTTCTGGTCATACGTTTGAATATCTTGGTTATGGACCTGGTAACTACTCAACGGGTCTGCCACAGGTTCAAGTCAAGACCTTGACTGAAGATGAAGAGTTCTTATCACAATCTCAAGAAACATCTTGTGGTACTGTTCTCTACACTGGTATGGACAGTGACGGTGACTTCTATATTGGAAACACCAAGTATTCTTCACAGTCTGGTGAACAGACTGTATTTGATGTTCCGGTTCCAACAATTACTGGTGAAGATCCAAACAGACTCAGTGTTGTCTTTGATGAAGTAATTGTTAAGGAAAGAATTCTGGTTGAAGGTGGTTCATCACAGCAAATCTTATCGCAGTTTGATGGTCCTGTAACCTTTAATGCTGATACTAGATTTAATGCTCAACTGGTTATTAATGATAAGTTGAGAGTCACTGACACTGTTGACTTCAGAAGCTCTAATAATGCAACATCCTGTGATGATTCTAATGCTGCTCTGAGAGTGAAGGGTGGTGTTGGTATTGGTTCAGATTTATATGTTTGTGGAAATACTGATATTGATGGAACACTAAATGTTCAAGAAGCTGCAACATTCCAGACAGGTATTGTTCCTGATGCTGATGAAGGTGCATATCTTGGTACTAGTGCTTTACCATGGAGTGAAGCACATATTGATGAGATTATAATCGGTTCAACTAATAACACAGTAACCACAGCAACTGGTAAGCTAGTTCTTGATTCTAATGGAGGAACAGTTGATATTAACGATCAACTAAAAGTTTCTGGTATTACTACATTTACAAGTACTCAAGATAACACAATTGGTGATGTAAACACTGGTGCCGTTCAATTAGACGGCGGTATGGGTATTGCTGGAAATCTGTCAGTTGGTGGTAATCTTGATGTTGATGGTGATACAACACTTGATAAATTAACTGTTTCTTTAGATATCAATGCTGATGGAAATATTGTAGGTGATAACTCCACAAATATTTCTGGTATTAATAAAGTAAATGCAACTAATTTTGAAGGTTCCTTAAAAGGAGATGTGGAGGGTGACTTAGATGGCACTGCTAAGAAAATCGAGATAACTAACACTACCACTAGTGGTACATATTATCTAACCTTCACTAATAATCATGTAAATGGCGATTATGCTTTATTATCGAACGATCGCTATTATGTAACTCCAGGTAGTAACGCAGCAGCATCAGAACTTAGAGTTAGAGGAGATATTATTGCATTTGCTGCTGCTGCTTCTGACGATAAACTAAAGACTAACAAGATTAATATTACTGGTGCTCTTGATAAAGTAAATTCACTTACTGGATTTACTTTTGAATGGAATGAAGTTGGTAATAAAATTCTTGATTTGGGCGATAATCCTGGAAGACAACTTGGTGTTTCTGCACAAGAAGTACAAAAAGTTCTTCCAGAGGCAGTTAAACCTATCGTCACCGATAGGGAAGAAGAATTCCTTTCGGTCAAGTATGAAAAACTTGTCCCACTTCTGATTGAAGCAGTTAAGGAACTCTCCGATAAAATTTCTGCTCTTGAAGATAGACTAAATAACTAGAAAAGCATCCCTAAGAGATGGCGAATATCAGAAAGCAGTTTAATTTTCGTAATGGTGTTCAAGTTGATGATGATAATCTAAATGTAACTCCTACAGGTTTGGTCGGAATCGGTACAACGCTTCCGACAGAATCCTTACATGTAAATGGCAATGCCAAAATTGTTGGTTTTGCATCTTGCGGCACTATCTTCGTAGAAAGTTTAGAAGCAACTTCTGCTACCATTGAAACTATCAACTTAAATACCACCATAGGTTCTGTTGTTGGTGGTGGTGTCAGTATTGTTTCTGGTATTATCACAGGTGCTGATTCTGGTATTGTAACATACTTTGGTGATGGTGGAAACTTACTGAATCTTCCAACATCTCAATGGGTAGATGTTGATTCTGGTGTTGGATATACTTCAATCTATGCTGCGGGTAATGTAGGAGTCGGAACTATAGTTCCTGCATTTACCTTCCAAGTTGCTGGAAATCAAGATATTTCCGTTGAAGGATTTGCTGGTGGTGTGGGTATAAGTTCTGATGGTGATGTTCTGATTACTGGTGTTACCACATCAGGCAAATTTGTTGGTATCGGTTCAGACTTAACTTTATTAAACGCAAATAATATTTCTTCTGGAACAATATCTGCTTCCAGACTTCCAGTTCTTTCATCCAGCGCATTAGATTCTAATCAAAGTCTTGGCATAGTAACTGTAACTAAACTTGATGCTGATAATATCGTAGCAGATTCTGTACTAGTTTCTTTAGCATCTACATTCAGCAGTGGATTAACTGTAACTGGAGATCTTGTTGCTACTGCCACCACAGCAAAAGGATTGGTTGATAGTCCTGGCATTGCAGTAACATCAATTAGTGCAACAGAAATTACCACAGATACTATTACAGCAGATTCTGTGCTCGTTTCTTTAGCATCTACATTCAGCAATGGATTAACTGTAACTGGAAGTCTTGTTGCTACTGCTACTACAGCACAAAGTCTTACTACTGATTCTGATGTAGATATCAACGATCTTACAGTTGGCGTTGCAACTGTATCCACAAGACTTGTTGCTGATACTGATGTTGGAATTGGAACTTCAGCACCACCGGATAAACTTTCAGTTTATGGTGGAAATGTAAAAGTTTATAGTGAAACTGACATATCTACTATCTCCATTGGAAGTTCTGTAGACAATACTGGACATAATGGACAACTTAGATATGGAAATAATATTGGACTGTTTGATTATAGTACAGCAGCATCATTTGACTTAATAAATCATGGTTATGGCAATTTTAATTATTACTTAGATGCTCAAGAATCTGCTCCAATAGGGATTAAAACTGGAGATTTTCACTGGTTCCATAAAACATCTACTGAATTGATGACGCTTACCTATGATGGTAAATTAGGTATTGGTAATACTCAACCAGAAGTAAGACTTCACGTTACTGGATCTTCTAAGTTTGCAAATGACGCAACATTTGAGCAGAATTTAAATGTTGATGGAACTCTCTCTGCTTCGACATTTTCAATAGAATCTGTTACTGCTGTTGACATGGTGGCAACGGGCGTTGTTACTGCAACAAAGTTTAATGGCCTTCTTGAAGCAGATAGTAATAATATCATAGATGGTGTTGACTCAGAGTTCATACATGTACAAGAAATATTAGCAGTAGGATCTGCTTCTACATCAAATCCAATAAGTTCTGGTAAACTTATTATTGGTGATTCTGATGATAGAGTATTCGTTACTAACGGTGGTCAGATTGGTATCGGAACTATCAGTCTGAGGACAAATCCTGATAATTCAGATACTGATGAACAGTTCACAATTGTTGCACTAGATCGAACTGCTGGACTGGGTGCGGTTGGTGTTGGAACAACAGCACTACAATCTCTTGTTGACTTCTCCTCAGTTGGTGTTGGTAGAACTGAAATTTTTACAGTAGAGCAACCAGATGTTGCAAAGATGAGATTTATGCTTCCACCAAAAATTAGTACTGATGAAAGAGCGGGATTAACCACTGTTTCGGGTGCAACAATATATAATACAACGACAAATAAACTGCAAGTTTATACGGGAACTGCCTGGGAGAATTTACACTGATGGCAATAAAAAATAGTAATCAAGGTTCTATTTCTTTTTCCGAAATAAAAAATGAGTTTGGTGATTCAAACGGCAGTACTGCTGGAATTTCATTAGGCAATTATAGAGTCAGTGAATCTTATGGTGAAATGTCAAATATGCCATTAGATGAAGGTATGCCTCAATCTGGTGCTATTGGAATGTCAGACTTTTATGGCAAAAAACTGAATATTGTCGTAAATTATTATAGTGGTGGTACAGAGCATTTACCAGAGAATGGAAAACAAAGATATAAAAAACAAGGACATCCTCAGTCAGAGTGTGTAGGTGAATTCAAAGCTCCACCTCAACAAACTACTGGAAGTAAAGTATGGATTCATGTTAATAAAACTATAGGAAGTTCAGGTGCACAACAATCACAGGATGTTTGTGCATTTAAAACTGGTAACTGGCAAGGTAATACTGATTTAAGAGTTCATGTTGGGAATGAAGGATATATTAGAGGTAAAGGTGGAACTGGTGGAAGTGGCGGTGATGGTGGAAGTGAAACTGGACAAACGGGATCTCCGGGATCATCCGCGATTGGTATTCAATACTCCAACGGAACAACTATTTTAACTAGTGGTAATGGCGCAATCGCTGCTGGTGGTGGCGGTGGTGGTGGCGGTGGTGGTGCCGCACGACAAGAAGATAGAGGTAATGACCGCAAAGCGGGTGGAGGAGGTGGAGGAGGTGGTTTCGGACTACCTATTGGTGATGGTGGAGAAGGTGGCACTGGTGAGGGAAGATACGCTAGTGGCGGTGGGGGTCAGCAGGGAACGGTCACATCGCAGGGACAAGGAGCTGCTGGTGGTGGCGGTGGTGATAATGATGGTGAGGCACGCGCTGGTAGCGGTGGAAGAGGCGGAGTAGCAGGCGCTGTTGGACAAACTGGCGGTGATGGTTCTGGAAATAAGAATGAAGGTGAAGGTGGACAAGGAGGTGCTGGTGGAAATTGGATAAGAACGGGTGGTAACAGTGTTCAAAGTCAAGGTTGGCAGGGACAATCACAAGGACAATATAGTTCTGGAACCGTAGCATAAATAATAAAAAATTGAATTTTTATTATGCAACCCGATTTTATTCAAAGGTATACTGACGTATACTCCATGGGGGAGTGTAAGAGAATAATAGATGAAATAGAATTTTTGCATAATATTGGACAACTTTCTAAAACTACAGACGAAGGTAGTCCACGTCACATTCAAGATCATCTGGTTTTTAACTTTGCAAATAATCTAGATTATTCTTTAGAAAATGGTTGTACTATAACAAGTTTATTATTGAACAAACTTGGTACATGTCTTCAACACTATCTGAAAATGTATAGTGTTTTAGATAGATCAAAATTCCTAGCATATGACTGCAAAGTCAAAAAAATATATCCAGGAACAGGATTTCATAATTGGCACTATGAAAGTGGAGAATATTTTACTACTGGTAGAAAATTAGTAATGCAAGTTTATCTAAATGATGAATTTGAGGGAGGAGAAACAGAGTTTTTATATTATAACAAAAGAGAAAGAGCAGAAACAGGTAGTGTTTTAATATTCCCATGCGAATTTACACACACTCATAGAGGAAATCCCCCTATTGGTGGTACAAAATATCTTGCCACAACATGGGCATGGTTACAAAACGAAGAATGAAATTGAGAAATTATCCTATGGAAACTGTAAATGTTGAAGCACATTATAATCCATTTCCACACTTAATTATTCGTAATTTTTATAATCAAGAGGAGTTGGATTTAATTTGGGAAGAGTTAAAGTTTTATACAAAACCAGGAAAATTACTTTCTGCTAAAGATTATTATGGAGTTCCTGACTATACAAATGCTAAAGCATTGCTTTTAGATGATATCTATCTTAATCATGAAGGAAAAGATAAACCAAACTATAGAAAATTATCAAATATTTTAACTGTCAATAGAAAAGTATTTGATCCAGATATTTTAAGTGTTCTTGAAACATTACATCCTTGTTGTGCTAGAGCATCCAAGTCAACGTGGGATGTTACAAAGGTTAGATATTATCATGACAGTGAGTACTATGATCCCCATACTGATATTAGTATGAATTTTTTAGCATTTTCCTATTTTTATAAAGAACCCAAGAAATATACAGGTGGTGAATTATATTTTCCAGAATATGATTATGAATTTGATTGTGAAAATAACTCAATAATAATCTTTCCAGGTTGGGTAAAACATGGTGTTAAAAAGGTAAGTATAGCAAATTCTGACTACTTTGAGGGTTATGGTCGTTATGCTATTACATCATTCTTCGGATTCGGAAAGCAGACTTGACATAATACTGAAATATCAGTAGAATATCTTTGTTAAGGTTGATAGATGAGAAGTATTGAGCTCTTTCCGGTAACAATATTCCAAACACAAGTAGAAAATAATAATCTACTAAAGAGTATCTTGGTTAAAGATATTCTCAATAGTGTTAAGAATCTTGAGATACCTGAGACTTGGATTACCAATAAAATACTGACTTCTTTTACTGAAAAATCTAGTATTATTCAAGACAATAAATCTCTACTAGAAAAAACTTATCTAGATTCTATCACTGAGATTTTTGATAGAGAAGTAGAACTAGATATTAAAAATATATGGTATAATGTTTATCTAAATGGTGAATATCAAGAAGAACATGACCATCTAGGTGGGATATTCAATCAAACACATTTTTCTTTTATTCATTTTCTGTGTTATGACGAACGAGATCATAATCCACCAGAATTTAAAGATCCATTATCACAACTTCGTAATCTAAGTCTTGAACTAGATTCTAACAACTGGGGAGAAATTTACGTTCCAAAGATTCGTGAAGGAGATTTATTGATGTTTCCTTCTTATCTACAACATTCTGTTCCTGCTGGTAAGAAAACATCCTATCCCAGAATTACACTATCATTTAATATATCGATAACCAGATATGGAGAAGACACTAGAAGTAATTGATGATTTCTTTATTCCTAATGATTACTTGAATGTTGTTAAGTATTGTAGTGGTGCTGATTACTATTGGGGAGAAAGAGATGATAAGAAATTTATTCCAACAGGAATGGTTCATGAGATTTATGATTATGAAGATACACCTGTAAAAGAAAGTAATCGGTGGATTTATGATTTGTTCTTGGAAAATACAAATCATTTGTGTCCGAACTTAAAATTGTATCGGATGTATGTCAACTCATTTGCACCAGGAGAAAATCCATATTTTCACACTGATAGTACAAATAGTGAAGATCTTACATTCTTATACTATGTACCAAGTGCAGACTGGGACATCAATGATGGTGGAGAAACTCAATTCTACTATAAGGGTGACATGATTGGTGTGATGCCTGTGCCAAATCGGATGGTTTATTTTGATGCCACCATCCTACACAGAGCAACGTCGTTTCGTGACCGATGGAGATGGACTGTAGCAATTAAATTCAGTAAGATGGACGGTTGGTAAATTGGCACATGGGTCACGTTGACCCATCACACCATGCTATAATTACGTCAAGTTCAAAAGGCAACCGTGACCATCACCCTTCGCCCCCATCAGCAAAATGCTCTGGAAGCGATGCAAAAGTACAACAAAGGTCAGGTTATCATCCCTACGGGTGGTGGCAAGACCATTTGTATGATTGAAGATGCAAAGCGTCAGATTGATGCTGATGGTTCTACTACGATTGTTGTGGTTGCTCCTCGTATCCTGCTTGCAGAACAACTCTGCAAAGAATTTCTGGAATTGATTGATGATGCTGCCGTTTATCACGTTCACAGTGGTGAGACTGAACACTTTAGCAGCACAAAACCTGCATTGATTGCAAACTGGCATCGTCAAGCATATCGCAATCAACTTATCTTTACCACCTATCATTCTCTACATAAAGTACAGGAGTCTGGTATCAATGTCGATTGTATCTACTTTGACGAAGCACACAATTCTGTGCAACGTAACTTTTTTCCTGCTACTGAGCACTTCAGTAACACTGCTGACCGTTGCTACTTTTTTACTGCAACTCCAAAGCACTCTGTTACTATCTTCAAACCTGGGATGAATGATGGTGCGGTGTATGGGCAGGTTATCTGCAATGTTCCTGCACCTAAGTTGGTTGAAGAAGGTTACATTCTTCCTCCCAAAGTTGTGATTCAGCAACTTCCTCAAGGTGATTTGAAACAGTCTGATGACAAGAATTTGTTGGATACTATTGATGCAAACTCCCTCAATAAGATCCTGATTGCTGCACGTTCTACAAAGCAGATTGTGCGTATGGTATCACAAAGTGATTTCTGCCACGAGTTGAAACAACGTGGTTACAACTGGATGTATATCACGTCAAAGACTGGTGCTGTCATCAACGGTGTCAAAGTTTCCCGTGAGGAGTTCTTCAAGACTCTGAATCAGTGGGGACAGGATGATACTCGTTTCGTAATTATGCACCATTCTATTCTCTCCGAGGGTATCAATGTCAAGGGTCTAGAAGCAGTTCTGTTTATGCGTAATATGGACTATATTGGTATCAGTCAGTCAATCGGTCGTGTGATCCGCCTTGGAAACTGTCACAAGACGTTTGGACTGGTCTGCGTTCCAGTGTATGATAAGGTCGGTATCGGCACCGCCAGGTCTGTTCAGGCGGTTGTTGATACTGTGTTCCAACAGGGTGAACCTGCTATTTCAGTTGTACGCCGATGATTGACTTCAACACATTTGAATTGGATCGTCTCTCCAAACTGTTAGAGACGCTTCAGGACTACACTGATAATAATCTACGCTTTCCTAAAGCAGGAGAACTTGTAGAGAAAGCATATGCTGAGTACAGTAATGGACTTCTCACTCGTGTCAATCTTCCTGGTGTTGATTTGATTGGTCCTGGCGGCACAACTTATGAGTCAAAGGTCACTCAATTCAAGAACAAATCGCAGATTTCTGTGAGATCTTTGATTCTTAAAAATCGTCGTGCTGCTAAAGACTATGAAGATAAACTTGCTGATTACTTTATCATTACTGATGTAAAGAGAGGTAAAGCATGTTGCATCCCCTCCTCTGAACTTTATAATTTCAAAGATAATGGTGCGGTGATGACTGCAAGTGCCGATCCTGAAGTGTCTGACTTCTTTCTAACAGGTTTTAATTTTCTTGAAGGTCGCGAGCAGACACGGGATTACTTTAAGGAATCTGAAGATTTTGACCTGTCCTTCATCAGATCTCTCTGATCTCTGCTATAATTAAAACACCGAAAGGAAACCAACCATGAAGTGCAAAGTCCAACTGTTCAAAGCAGGCACCTTGTTTGAAGAGGTTGTCATTGCTCGCGACTATCAGGATGCTAAAAAAGTTGCCACTGCCCGTAATCCTGGTGCTCAAATTGTAAGCGTCACCGCTGTATTTTGATGGGATTTCTTAAACCTTTTATTCCATTTCCTACCATTCTTGATCCTAAACCCAAACATCCACTAGGTTATGTAACTAATGACGGACTCTGGGCTGCAATTCCTTGTGGAAAGAAGTTCGTCATTATACATAATGGCAGTCAAGTAGTAACTCTTAACACTTACAAACAATCCGTTGATTTTATCAACAACCAAAGGAAAACCATTAAAAAGAAGTCAAAAAAATGACCGATAAACACGAAAAACGACGCGATGCACTTGGTCTCTTTTATGAGAGTGTTCTCAAACCAGATCATCAACTTCGTCAATGTGCTCACAATCAAGAGTGTTTTAATGAGTTGATGGAATGGAGAGATGAAATTGTCAGATATTTGGATGAAAGAAGGAATCGGGAGTTTCACTAATGGATTCTCCTCACATAGTCCTATTTGGGACATTTGCGGTAGTAGCATACTTCATTTTAACAGATGAAAATGTTGCTGCCGCTTTTGTGTATGTACTGAAGTTAGTATCTACTAACATTAGACGCCACTGGTGGTGGTTATTGAATAATCCTAAGAATCCTGTGGTAAAATACTTTATATACCGTCATTCTATGCACTTGGCAAAAGAATTGGTGGAAGAAATAAATAAAAACAAACATACATAAGTCTATGTTATCAACACAATACCGTTTGCGATTAGAATTTATCTGTAAATGTATCGCTAACGGTGAAGAGGTAAAACTTGATGATATGATTTGGGCTGAGAAGTTGTCTAAGGCAAATACTTCTGCTCGTGAAATGCTTAGAAAGGCACGTCGTGCCGCTGCTAATCCTGATATTCAGGAGGGAAGTATGGATGATTTTATGAATAAGATGGGATTAGGAGACCCCGACCCATCCAATCACAGAACGGGGTTTGATGGTGCTGATGAAATCGTTGATTGGTTTCAACGTGATAAACCTGATGATTGGAGGCAACGTGACTGAAAAGCAAATTCCTTGGAGCAAATTACATGAAATAGCAGACGCATTAGGTGGTAAATTAGTTCACATCACCTGTGTAGATCATACTGGTAAAGACTACAAAAGAATCGTCATCGAATACGAGGAGAAAAAGTAATGGATGCAGTAATTTATTCTAACGGCAACCAAGAGTGTGAACGCGCTAAGGTGCTTTTAGAAAAACTAAATTTTCAGATTCATGTGTATAAATTAAATCAGCACTTTTCTGAAAGAGGTTTTGTTGAGGAGTTTGGTAAAGAAGCAGAATATCCACAAGTGAATGTTGGTTTTAGACACATTGGTGGATTGAAAGAAACATTGAACTATTTTAAGAACAATAATATATTATGAAATCCGTAATCCTTATTGGTTGCTTTACTCCGTTGGCATTGATTTGGATTTTTATGAAACTTTCATTATGGATTTCAGCTGTCAACGACGAAAAGAATTATGTCAGAGCAGAATCCAAAAAACCACACGGACCATATGTGGAAAACCCATATGCAGACGTTGATGAGGAGGAAGAAGAATTTACAAGTCGCACAGATTATCGATGATGCACTTTATCAGTATTATGTGATAGAACGCGGTGAAAAGGTTCCTAACTGGAGATACATAAAAGATGCTGATTGGTGGTTAGAATATCTTGATTCTTTGGGTATTGACAGACGTAATCCATAGTGCTATAATACCATCATAATAGACCTACATCATGGACTACAAACCCTATTCACCAGAGTGGCATCGGAAAAGATACCTGAAAGAGGCGTTAGATAATTATTTTGATGATTGTGTTGAAAACGAAGTTATCTATGGTGATATGATGGACATTCTTTCTGCAAGAATGTCTACTGCTGTAAATGAGGTAAATAAAGTATTGGACCTTAAGGATAAATTTAAGCTCTCTTAATGAATTTTATTCTAAGTATTCTCTTTGCCGTTACTTTGTGGGTGCAAGTTCCACAATGGGATGATGATTGGACTAACTGTGCCGTTGATGTCCCTGATACATCTTGTCATTGGTATATCGTTAATGCAGACAACACCTTTGGTGAAGGATTTGACTGGGAAACAGCACCATGGTATTCTATAGAAGGTCTTCAAGATATTGCAAATTTACATGACAATGTTATTGAATCTGGGCATCAATACACGATGAAAGCACTTCAAGATAGTGAATGAAAAAATTATTTGACACCCAGTTTTACATTCATTTTAGAGCACCAAATGCTGATGAACTAATTTCTTTTCTTGATGGGAATAATGAAATCGACAATGATGTGTTTAAGTGGGGAAAAAATTGCATTGTTGATAGAATCCCATTAAGTTCAACTCCAGATGTAGTTGAACTTCTGACACCATCAATGATTAAACTTGCAAATGAGTTAAATCACAAAGGTAGTTTCTTTCTATTTGATCCGTGGATTAACGTTTATAATGAATACTCACATCAGGAAGTGCATGAACATGTTAGGAGTGATATGTCTGCCGTATTCTTTATGAATCATGGAGAAAATTTCTCTCAATTTTACTTTAGAGATAGATTTAGTTGCTTTTTAAGTTCAGATACAAGAAGGGTACTTAAGTATAGTGATAGTCATGTACTTGATAATGTTCGTGCTGGTGATATAATTTTCTTCCCCAGTAACTTCTATCATGGTGTAAATCCCCATAAAAGTAAAGAGGTAAGAAAAACTTTATCATTCAACTTTAATTTTGAATTTAATGACTCCTAAACTAATTACTCCAGACGACCCTCAGTATTTTACACAATCGTCTGATGAAATCTATGATAGGCATAATTATAAGATCGTGTCTAAATCTGGTGAATCTATTGTGATTGATAACTGGGAAACAGTTCAAATGACATGGTTTCAAAGAAGTGCATTTCTCTCACATATTGAAGTCCTAGATAAAAAACAAGATAGTAAAGGTTTCAAATGAAGATTGAAATTGAACTATCTAAAAATGTAGATTATCCTGGTGAAAAACTAGGTAAGTATATTTGGAATCTAAAAGAAGGTGATAACCACATTACTGGATTTTGTGATTCTGTTGGTGAATGTTTTGAAGAAATTATCAGGCATAGGTGAATTAAATGAGTGTTCAGTTTCGTAAACATAGGGTGTTTCGTGAGACTCCCGATGTTGTGTTCTATGACATTAGTGTAGATGATTCAAACGCATCTGATCTTGTGGTACATGAAGGACCAGCAATTTCACCACCAGATGATGTCATCGGTGCAAAACAGTTCTATATCCACCATCATCAAGTGGACCATAATCGTGTCCTCTCAGGTGAAAGAACGTTTGAACTTGTGAACTTTGATTGGAAGTTTCCCTACCATATTGTTCACATGAACCGTAAGAGTGGAGCACTGGTAGTTCCTATCGGAACATATCATCGTAGCATCTCAGGTGTTGATGGTTCGATTGTAATTAACCAAGCAGTTAGAGATGATGACTTTAATCCAGACACAGAGTTTATTCCTGTAAGTGCTGGAAATAATCCCGAACTTTATCGGGTACTTGTCCACGAACAACCTGTAATTCATGAAATTGGAGAGTGATGCCGCCAAAGAAGAAAACTACTACAACTCCGAAAGCGAAGGCAAAGAGTTCAAAGACTACTTCTACGCGCCAGAAGAATACGGCACCTGGCAAACCCAAGGCAAAAACAACAACCAAAGCGAAGAAACCTTCATCAACACCTGTGAAGAAACCTTCGGTAAGAAAAACTGCCACGAAGAAACCTACATTCAAGAGGAAGGAACTTCCGATTGGTGAGTTGCACCCATTTTCAGCATTTCCTTTTAGATTAGAGTATCAAGATGGAAAAGACAAACGAGTCTGTCACTTCGAGTGTGAACAACACAGAGATAAACACATCGCCAGATATAAACTTAGAAGAGGAAGTTACGCCATCGACAACCTTACCTAAAGATCCTATCATCCCATCTCTTATGTTTCTTGGGGTGATACTTGCCACATTGAGTGTTATTGTGCTAGGATACTTCAAAGGTAACATGCACTTGCTTACCACACTTAAAAACGCTAGGGAGTTTTATTCATGACTACCAGACAATTTGTATCTAATAAAGGTGATACTTGGGAGTGGGAAGAAACGCCAGAAGTTACTGCTGCTGTGGCACAACTTCAAAAGACAATTAAACAAACCGAACGACAAATTGCAAACCTTAATCTGAAGCGACCTCATGAAAGACAAACCAATAACAGTTGAAGACTACGAAAAGTATGGTAAAGAGTTCTTTGACAAATACTTTTGGATTGCTAAAGAACTTGGTGACAATGCTAGAGCAGAAGACATTCTAAAAATTATGGAAAGTCTTGGTAGCGTTGTTATAAAAAAACGCTCTGAAGAAGAGGGTAAAATTGGACCTTTCGGATTCATTCGTGAATTGAATGATGATGGAGCACCTGTAATTGATTCTCCTGATGATGCGCCAGCGGGAACAGTTGCAATTAAAACTAACGGACAATGGGCTGCATATGAACTCTGAGGCACAACGAAAACCACGATTGGAAGATTCTCTTGGTGGTACTATTGAGAAGGATATTCCTGATGATGTAGAATGGATTGATGATGCGTTTTACATCAAAAAAACACGTTTTGGATTACATACCAGTATCTTAAAAAATCCATTGGGAGCACATTTTATTACTGCTCAAGAATATGAAGGATGTTTAATTATTTCACGTTGGCATCTGAAATGTTTGCAAGATGGTACACTTCAAGATTATACTCGTGTTATCAATGATGGCGTCGTTAGTGGTAAGTTGTGATTCGTAAGTTTCATATTTGGTTATGGGGTGTTGTGATGGAAATTGAGTATGCGTTGTATCCCTGGAAAACATCAACACCCCCATCCTGGGCAATAGAGAGATATAATCTTCCCGATCATTTTGATGATGAGTTAGATGAAATCATTTACAAGCAGTGGATTAAAGCACATGACGAAAAAATCAGTCGTTTGCAAACCGAGATGATTACTATTCAACGTGAGATATATAAACTTCGGGGTGAATTAGAACAATGTACGAAGAACTAAATTGTTTTGAAGAGGCACTGAAACACTTTGGCACTCGTGTTGAAGTTATCTGTGCTTTGGAGTTTTCAAACAGATTATCATCTGAAGATGCTTATCGGATGATTAAAGAGGAACTTAAAGAAGTTAAAAAATGTCGTAAACAGTTTAAGAAAGATGGATGTAAATGATGGTTTGAAAATTACTCAAAATGAAGATAAAACTTTCACTCTTGAATGGGATAAAGAAAATCCTAAATGGAGTTTTTTGAATAATTTGACAAGTAAAGAAATTACTGCTATTATTGAAGAAGCAGTCCGAATGGATGTAAATGGACCTCTATCAGAAGGTTGAAAAAGTAATTAAAGAGCATATTGAAGAACATCAATTAGAAGTTCGTAAAGGTAAAAAACTTCTAAGTAAACTTGATATTGTTCGTTGCAATGCACCAACAGAAGATTATTCTTTTGACCTTACAGCAACTGGCGAAAAATTGCAACATTCATCATATTACTATGATTATGATCGTAATGACCTAACTAGAACAAATCCTTTTGAAATCCCAGATTATACAGAACTTTAATGGCACTATCTAAGCAAACTCTAGATTATCTTTTAGAAGCAGAATCACATATGAGAGCAGCAATTAAATCTGCTGCTGTTAATGAGAAACCTTTAGTTGTTAAGCAACTTGCACAACTTTTATTAGATATGGAGCAGTGTAAAAAGTTTGATGAAATTATGGATATGCTCGAAGATCGTGAAGATGGAAGTAGTGGAAAGTTTGGTCCATTTTTTACTGGTGATTGAGAATTGTAACGCAATCCCAAAGAAAATCTTAAGTTGCTAACTAATTTTACGCGGTAACGCTAAAATACATTAGTACAGGACAAGAACTCATGACTCTTCCTCAAAACGGTAAAAAACTTAGTAAAATTGAAGAGCAAAGCATGGAAATTGCCCTAAAAGAATCGGGAATCGTAGCAATTCATCCTGAAAGAATGGAAGCACTTGCTGATTTTATGGTTGAAAAGTTAAAGAATACACACGAAAACCCACGTCCTTGGCGTACTGGTGGCGCTTTAGAAGAATAAATAGTAACATCGCTTTACAAAATATGCTAATGGATAGCATCGAACAACATATCGCAAAGGATAAAGAAATCCTTCACGATCCTACAGTATCTCCACAAATGCGCCGCCATATTGAAGGCGAATTGCACGACTTAGAAGAGTATGTGGAGCATAATAAAGAAGAAATTGAGCAGGGTGACCATCACGATCCCACTGCACTTGAACTATATTGTGACCAGAACCCATCAGAACCCGAATGTCTGGTTTATGATGACTGAGTGTGACAGTTGAATAAGTGGCACAAGGGGGGTTTGAGACCCCCCTTTTTCATGTATATTAGATGAGTGGAGGGGAGACCCGACACAACAACCACGAGAGGCAAACAGTAAGAGGGAGCGACAAACTGCTCTCCGCCTCTCTTACACTTTTTTCTTAATCATGGGCACCCGTTCCCGCATCGGCATCCAACTTCAGGACAACAGCGTCCTGTCAGTCTACTGCCACTATGATGGTTATCCTGAGTTCAACGGTCGCGTTCTTCGGGATCACTACAACACCGTCGAAAAGGTAAAAGAACTGATTGACGGTGGTGATATGTCCTGCACCTGGACTAATGCAGGTTGGAACAATGAAACTCTGGAAGAATCTGGTCCTCTTCACTATACTTCGCGTGGTGAGTCTCTGGAGAGTAATGCACCACGATATGATGAAAGCATCTTTGATTTCCTTGAAAAGGAGAACAATGAAGAGTATGCTTACATTTGGACAGTCAATAACAAATGGGTCTGCACAAAGATGAACCAGTTTGAAGATGATAAGCAACCTGAAAAGGTTGAGATCCCTGCTGGTTCTATGAGTGATAAGTGATGAAAATTACTACTGAAGTTGTCGAACAGTTTATCCGCGAAGAGATTGCGGAACCAACAGTAGACCGAACAGTCTATCGCAGTTGGTATAAGTATGCCAAGGAAACTGGTAAGTTTAATCTTACTAAAGGATACGCACCAGGATTTTGCAGACTTGCCAGATTGGCGGGGATGAGTATCAATGAGGAATTTGGATTTGATGTTATCAAAATGTTTTTTCCTGGAATCTGGCGGCACAATGAAATTGTGCAGTTCAGAGAATGGGACAAAGACTTCACATCAACCACTTGACAAACTGGCACACAGGGACGCTTAGGTGTCCTTCTATGCCCCTATAATACGTTCATTCGCAATCAACCAATGACTGCTTCATTTGCTGACTACTGCGCCACTGCTGACGCTCGCAAACAACTTATGCACAATGTAGAAGAATGGTCTGAAATGCTCTGCATTGCTCTTGAGCATAACTATATTGATGAAGCAATTCGTCGTCAGAAATTCTTTGCTACCAATAATGGTGAGAAAGAGTTTCATGAGAAGCAGATTGAAAAAATTCGCAATGGTGAGAAGTATAAGTTTGAAATGGAGACTGGTCGTAAGTATCATAAAATTGTTATGATTACTGATGGTGGAAACCGTTCTGTTCACTGCTTCGTTGATAAGAAGACTGGAGAAGTTTACAAGGCAGCATCATACAAAGCACCCGCCAAAGGTGTACGCTTTGACTTGCGAATTATTGAACAGCGTGAGTGGCTCTATGAGCATTGTGATTGGGCAGGTGGTTATCTTTACAAGAATTGATTATGGGAAGACCAAAACTCATCGGACCATTAACTGCTGCCGAAACAAAAAAGAAGCAGCAAAGGAAAGAATGGTATGAACGCAACAAACAATTAACAAAGGAAAGAGCACTTGAGTCTAAAAGAAACACTCAAAAATGGTTCAGGGTAGAGAAGAAAAAATATCAGTGTTCTCACTGTGGATCTGAAGTTTATGATAAACTTGGATTTTACGATTTGACTCTTTCCTCTGGTAGATTGGATCAAGTATCTGAAATGGTTGGTAGAAAGAGTCGTGATACAATTAAAAAAGAAATGGAATTAAGAACATGTCTTTGTGAAAATTGTTGGCATAGAAATTACAGACACTACTAAAAATGGAAGTAAAGTACCACGAGGAAAGAATACCATTTGTCGTCATTGATGGTTTCTATGATGACAATGAGCAATCTGAAATCATGGTAGAGTTGGATTATCTTTGCACCGAAAGGAGGTTAATTCCTCCTTTCAAAGATAAGTCTGGAGCAAAAGAAGAAAATAAAAATATAAAAAATGTTGGTTGTTTGTATCTTGAGGATTTTTATAGAAAGAGACAACACTCCAGTATATTAACAATATCTGATAGATTATTTTCAGATGGTTATTCTATAATTCATAATCATCCACATTGGTATTTTAATCTGGATTCAATCAACAATCATCATACGCACATTTTATATTATGAAGACACTAATGAATATCCTGCCCATCAAGATACATGTAGATTTACTGTAGTAACTTATTTTTATAGAGAACCTAAAAAGTTTGAAGGTGGAGATTTACAATTCACAGATCATCAGATTCAAGTTGAATGTGTGAATAATCGTATCATTGTATTTCCGTCTATGCTGAATCATCGGTCAACACCTGTTAAAATGTTGGAGAACGACACCCAAACCAAAAATGGAAAGTTCTGCATTACTCACTTCCTTGAACATACATCTTGACTTCTAAAGAAAAACTCTTATTTGTTTCATCATTCATTTGGTTTCTCCACTGGGGCACATGTCTAACATTTACCATTCTGGATACGGTTATTCTAAAATCCTCTGTGAGGATGTTACCTCTTGGTTTCTGAATAACTTCCTTCCACGCCACAAAATCTCTGTTGATATTATTCACAAGGGATTGAAACGTGAGCAAGTTGTTGGTTATTGTGATGTCGTGGGTAAGACTTATCGCCCACGTCACTTTTTGATTGAACTTCAATCAGATATGGACAAGGAAACTTATACTAAGACTCTTCTGCATGAATTGGTTCACCTGAGACAGTGGGTCCGTGGTTCCCTGCATTTTAAGAGTGGAAAATTGTGTTATTCACAAAAACCTGTGGAAAATTGGGACTATGAGCATCAACCACATGAAATTGAGGCACGAGAGGAAGAAGAAAGGTTATATGATTGGTGGATGACTGATAATTTTGGTGTGCCAGTCGAGAAAGTGTCCCATGAGTTCACCAACCGTCTGTGTCCTGCTGTATGATTACGGAGTAATCAACAGAGACCAATGATCACCAACAAAGCATACATGCTCAGGATCATGAAAAACTGCGAATACGCAGACACTCTCACCCGTGAAGAAAAGTTTCAAGTCTTCTGCAATGTGTGTGACAACATGCTCAAAGAAGGTAGAATGACCAAAGCAACCCACAAGCGTTTCACGGAAATCTGGTGATGAAACTGTCAACCAATCAAGTCTACGCTAGGTTGAAAACTACTGACTTCAGTGGTTTTCAGAAACCTGGCAAAAATAAGGGTGAACGTGGTCAACTTCTGGAGACTGCGCTGGGTGTTGCTAACAGTAGCAATCTGACCGATCTTAGTGATGGTGAGATTAAATCTTTCACTGTTGGTGAGAGTATTGCCGTCACGATGTTGAATCATTGTCTTCCAGATATTATTGACAATTCGTTGGAGTTTGAAGAGAGTAAAGTTGGATTGAAACTTGCACAAACTGTTTATGTTGGTTTCAGTCGTGATAATGAGTATATGGGTGTGAAAATTGTGAATGAAGAACTTGACTCACTTCATTATCAACAACTGGCAGAAGATTACGGATATATTTCTGCACAAATTAAGAGCGCATATGTGAATGGTGGCACACTTCATACTATCAACGGACCCAATAAAGTTCTGCAAATTCGTACTAAAGCAGGAAAGGATAGGTATGGTAACTATAAACCACTGTGCTATAATGGAGTTGAGTTGAAGGATAAGTATATGGCATTTTACTTAACACCAAGTTTCGGAAAAGAGGTTCTCAAATGAGTGTAACTGCACTTCAAGCGTTGACTGCAAACACAGGTAATCGTAAAGATACCTGGAATACACCTGTTGAATTTGTTGGTGATGTTGTTAAGTTCTTCGGCGGTTCTGTTGACCTTGACCCCTGTTCGGATGATGCAGATAATGGTAACGTACCTGCGAAGAAAGTTTATACTGAAGAAACAAATGGTTTAGCACACGAATGGATTGCTGATAGTGTTTTTATGAATCACCCATATTCTAATAGTAAGGAATGGGTGCCGTATGCTGCACAGCAGTATGAATGTGGAAATGCAAAAGAAATGGTTCTTCTCATTAAGTTGGATGTTTCTACGAAATGGTGGAACTCTGTAGCAAAATATCCGTGGATTGCTGTAAACAAAAGATTGCGTTTTGGTGCTGCTGCGAGTGCTGCACCATTTCAGTCTGCCATCATCTACCTAGGAAAAGACAAAGAGCGATTTAAGGAGATTTTCGGCAAGTATGGGCATATGTATGTGCCAGTAGCCTAACTGTCCACTACAGCGTCCCCTGGTGGGGTTTCTACGATTATACTGACTTCAGTTCAAACAAAGGCAATGATTCGCCGCCACGCCACTGCTGAAGACTTCCAAAACTGGGAGAACAAGGCAAAGTCAATGACCGTTGCTGAACTGATGTATGTTGCAAAGGAGTGCCGTGAGGTTGCTTCCTTGTGGCGTGGCGTGGATGGCATGGTAGAGGGATTCTACGATGACCAGGCATCCACTTACGGAACTGTCCTCCGCCGTCGCCAACTGGCGGCAATCTGACCTATAGTAACTTCAGTTCAAATAAACGAACCGATGCCTGCTCCCCTTGCCGTCCTAGCATCCGCTGGAATCATGTTCGCCGCCATCTGGGCGATCTGTAAGGTCTTCAATCTGAACCCATCCCGTGAGGGGAACTACTGGCAAGGATGGGTTAGTGGATTTGTTGTTGGCGATGATGACGATTGACCAACTGGCACACTGACCCCAGCGGTTCGCCGCTTTCACCCCTTATACTGTTCACATACTAAACAAACCAATGAACGCCAAGCAACTTGACCAGTTCAAACTCAACTACGCCGAGATGATTGTTGAGGGTATGGATATGGACACTCTCATTACATTTGCTGTTGAGAGTATTGAACAAAACATTAAGGATTGGGACGAAGATGATGTGAAGGAGGAGATTCTGGAGTATTATGGTGAAGAAACCCTGATGGATTTGATGCCTGAGTCACCACAATCAATGACAGAAATTGGTGCTCTGGAAGCAACTGCAAACGATTATGGAGTGGGCAAATGAAGTTTCGCGTTACTGAAATTGACTTTGATTTTGATGATAGCATCGGTGAGTTTCCTGTAACAGAAAAACAGGAGATTATTGATGAGGTTCTGTCAACAACTTGGGATGCTGATGATAGTGAAGATCTTGTAGAAGAGATTACTGCATCTACAGGTTGGTGCGTTAATTCTATTGATTACATCCACATTCTTTCCTGATATGAAAAATCTCCACTTGCAACATCCTGAAGATTCTATTCTCACGGGCGACCTTTCTGTCCTTGATTGGTTCACTGAATCAGCATACGTTTCTGTGAAGATGGATGGATGCCCTGCGATTGTGTGGGGAACTGATCCTGCGACTGGTACATTCTTTGTTGGTACAAAAGCAGTATTCAACAAGAGAAAGATTCGTATTGCACACTCTCATGAAGAGATTGATGTGCATTATGAAGGTGAAGTAAGGGATATTCTCCACGATTGTTTTGATTGTCTGCCACGCACTGATTGTATTTTTCAAGGCGATTTTATTGGTTATGGTGGAGATGACACATATAAACCTAATGCAGTTAAGTATGTTTTTCCAGAACTTGTTCGTGAAAGTATTATCGTAGCACCACATACAATATATGTTGCGGAGAATGATCTTCGTGATGCTGTAGCATCTTGTATGGTTCTTGCACCTAAGAGCAATAAAGATGTGCTGTTCGTTAAACCTGATGCGTGGTGTGAAGATGATTCGTTTGAAGATATTATCAACTTTGCAAGGCAAATGTCACAAATGTGTGAGTTTGTAAGTGATAGTAAAGCACGACAGATTGAGAAGGTCATTAACACTTTCGTAAAAATCGGTGCCGAACTGGACGCGGAGGCACTTGCCATCGCTGCCGACTGTGACGTGAACTTGATGCGTTTTTGGAAACTTGTATGGACGATTAAGATGGACAAATTGTCACTTTGTGCCAATGATGGTCCTTTTGCTTATCTTGGTAAGAAGTATATTGTTGCTGAAGGTTATGTTTTGTCTAATGAATATGGTTCTTACAAATTAGTGAACCGTCAGCAGTTCTCACAATATAATTTTAAGCATGGACGGTTTGCAAACCGTCCCTGACGACCACTGGGGCAGCATTGCCTGCTCTATACTTACTTCAGTTCAAACAAACACCATGTCCCGCAACATTTGGTTGACTTTTGAAGAATGGTCTGCAATCAAGGAAGAAGTGAATCCTGAAAAGTGGTGGTCTTATCATCTTAGCGCACGGGAACTTAAAGAGTGGAAAAATGATATTAAACATGGATATGGTGATGAAAAATGTTTCAAACGTGCAGGAGTTGATACTAACACTCTGAACAAAATTACCACTCCTCGTCTTTACAATCGTCTGTTGCAAGAAAATTATCGCAATGGTGATCTTGCACTCTGTCAGATGTTTATTGATGAAGATTCTTCTGATGAGTGGAATGAATCATGTTTGAATGATTTTATCTCCTGGGCGACTGCATCTGTTGAAGGTGTTGATATGAATACCACTAAAGAGCAGTGGATTGAATACAATAAAGCAATGAAAGTTGAATTGGATAATTCAGATAAGACCATTTTCTTCTGGGACGAAATGGTCAAAATTTTCAAGCGTGTGACAGTCAAAGAACTGGCACATGCTGCCTGATTCTGCTCCCATTTGACCCTATACTAACTTCAGTTCAAACAAATCAATGGACACCTACAACGACTACATGGACACCGTTCTCCAGGAAATCATGGAGATGCCTGCTGAAATCTATGACATTCCTGAGATGCAGCAGGAAGAGAAGTTTGATGTAGAAGGTTACATCAACGGCAACACCGACTACTGATCTGCTACAATTCACTCAGTTCAAACAAAACAATGTTCTCTCCCGCATCCCGACTCAGTGACCGCTCCCGCGTCTGGGTAGAGCGTTCAGTCTACGAAGGCGTAGACAGTGCCATTGATGCCCTTTTCGGTCCTTCTGCTGGACGTGAAGCATGGCAGATTGCTGCTGACAATGGTGCTCGCTATTCTGATGAAGCACTGGCACGAATCCCTGACTTTGAGGACAACTGACAGACTGGCACAAGGCACCGCCACCACGCTCCATTTCATTCTATACTGACTTCAGTTCAAACAAACCAATGACTGACGACCAACGGGTTGAAATGATTGAAGAACAATGCGAACACATTATCGCATTGTGTGAAACTTACGTTGAGGGTGACCGACTCGAAGACGTAGGTAACATTCGTGCTCTGTATGAAGAGTATGGTGAATGGTTAGATACCTTCAATGGTATTCCTCAAGCACCAGAACAATACATCACAATGTGGTCTCCTAATCTCATGAGGAACTGAAAATGACTATCACCACTGCTACTTCTGCCGACTGGGTTGACTTCTGGGAAAACGAAATGCCTACCACTGTTGAAATGAATCAAGAACAAATCACTGCAATGCTGACTGTTTCCGAACAGATTCAGGAACAAATTGAGATTGCTGGCGAATTGTGGGAGTTAAGTGACTTTGAAGTTACTGCTCTGTGTGGTATTGTTGCTGACGCATTTGCTGAGAAAGGTATTAAGATGGAGGCACTTGTTTGATGCAAACAACGACTGCAACTTATTCAATCTCAGTTACAACTGATGATGAAAACATCATCACATTTTACAAGACAATGCCAACGCGACCAACAACACAAAAGGGGATCAAATCACAGAACACAAAGTTATCTAAATGGGTAGAAAAAACCTATCCTAACTTCACATCCTACGAAATTTCTCCTCTGAACTGATGAACTACACTCTCCAACAACTGAAAGATCGAGTCAACACTCTCATTGAACAACAGGGG